CTATCGTAAAATTTCATTTTCTACTCTTTCTAAAACGGCGTTTTTATCCCAGTAAATTCTACCATTTTTTTTAAAAAAATGCTTACCTTGAATGTAAAATCCTTTTGCTCTTGCTCTTAGCGTGTTTTCTTTAATGCCTAAAACTCTTGCCATTTCGTGAGTTTGCAAAAGTTTAGGCAAGGCGTCAATTTGCGTTTTTGTTATCTTTTTATCAACATATCTGCGAAAATCTTTTTTTGCTTCGTTTATTAAATTTATTACTTCATCTTTAGTAAAAATGTCTAATTCCATTTAACGCCTTTTAGCTTTCATTTTTTTAGTTATCCTTTAAAATGGGATTTCATCGTAGCTTTCATTATGGCTTTGATTATTATTTGTATTTGGGCTATTGTTGGTTTGATTTGCCCCTGCGTTTTGTCCGCTTAACATTTCCATACTCTCTACTATTACTAAGTGTTTGGAGCGATTTTGGCCGTTTTGGTCTTTCCAAGTATCATACTTTAGTCTTCCTTCTATTAAGACTTTGCTACCTTTATTTAGATATTGGTTTGCTATTTCGGCTTGACGGCCAAAAAAGGTAATATCTATAAATAGCACTTCTTCGCTCGTATCGCCATTTTGGTTTTTGAGCTTTCTATTGACTGCTATAGTGGTATTTGCTATTGTGATATTGCTATTGCTTTTTAGCGTTATATCTTTGCTTAGATTACCAGTTAAAATAATTTTGTTAAACATTTTATTCTCCTTTGATATGTGAGATTAGCTTTTTGGCTATGGTTCTCATTTGTATTAGTGAGTTTAGCTCTATTGCTTTTTGTAGCTCATCGGCTAGATTGTTAAGCTCATTAGAGTACTCTCTAAGATTACTTAATTGTAATTTTAATTCTAAATTTTTGCTATTTGTCTGTCTAGAATTAAAATAGTTATCTAATAAATCGCAATATTTTTTCATAGTTTGGGTATACTCTTTATCGCTTAATTTAAGCTTTTTAGAGTTTTGATGATACTTTTTGATTTCGGCTCTTTCTTCTTTGATAAAATCTGTTTTAAGCTGTTTTAGGCTTGGATAGCTCATTGTTTAAATCCTTATCTAAATTTAGAGTGTAGCCATTTTCGGCACAAAGGCACTCTATAAACGCTATATGCTTTAAAAAGTCAAGCTCATTTAGCTTTTTGTAGCTAAATGGCTCTTGGTTTTTATCTTTTGGATACTCATCATCAACTATTTTTAAAATCTTTTTAAGAGCGTTACGGCTTAGATATCTTGGTTTGATAGCTATTTTCAACGCTCCTACTTTTAAAAATGGGATTTTTTGGACTTCTTTAAGCACTACGCCGTGGATAAAACGATTAAAATCACTGCTAATTCGCAATTCTAACGCCCCAACTCTCGCTTGATTTATAGTAGTTAGCTGGGATTTCTAAATTATTATCAGCTAAAAATGTTTTATAATCGGCTGTTTTGCGTGTGGTTTTGTAAATTGTAACTCCAAAGGCGGAAAACTCCTTGCCATCAGCTTTTTTGATAGCTTCTTTTTTAAGCTTTTCGATTTTTTCATCTAACAATTTTTTTTCATCATTTAATTTTAAAAGCTCATCGCATAGGCTTTCCCAAGCGTAGTTATCAGCATTTAGATAATCGTTTTGAAATTTATCCCACGCTTTTTTGATTTTATCTATAGTTTTATCATCTCTACTAACTTCTATATGAGATATTGATAGCTCGAAGTTATCATCTATATAGCCCACTGCGTAGATACAACGCTTTAGGTTGCTTACATAGAATTGGTGCTGGATTTGATAGTAGTATTTATCGCTTGGTTTTTGATTTTTCTTTAAATACTCTAATTCTGATTTTGAAAATTTAATCTCGCAAAATGTATCACCATCAACGCCATCTAAACTAGCTGAAAATCTATCGTCATCATCGCTAAGCATTACAATTGGCTTTAAATTTAGATTAAATATTTCATTTATTTTATCTCTTATCATAGGCTCATAAGCTTGGCCTTGTCTCATAGCTTCATTTTGATAGACTGCTATATCGCCTTTTTTGATTTTGGCTAATTGATAAGGTTTATTAAAGCCAACGCCCATAATATCAGGCGTCTCACTAGCGTTAAATTTAGTTCTGCGATATTCTAGCCACTTAAAAGAGCCTTGGATTAAATCTACTATCATTTTGCTTCTCCTTTGTTTTGATTAAGTTTTTTAGTTAGCATTGAAAATGCCTTGTCATAAGGCACATTATCTATAGAATAGACTTTAAAGAAGTCTAAAAACTTGTTTAAATCGGTGTTTGTGGCTTCTAAAAGCTCTGTTATATCTCTTTTTTGCTCTAGTGTTAGAGTTAGTATCTGCTTTTGATTTTTGCTAGGCTCTTTATCGTGTGTGTTTGTAGCGTCTGCGTCTTTAGTATCATCAATAGCAAAAAGCCCATTTAAAGCGTATTTTCTAGCGTAGCTTGATGATGAGCCTGTGATTTGGCTCTCATCCATACCTTTTTTATTCTCTGGCTCTCTAGCTAGGGCTGATACGCTTAGTTTATCGCCTTTTTCGTTTATGATTGTAGCGGTGGCTCTGATATAGTATCTATCGCCGATTATCACTAGCTCATCATTTAATAATACTACACATTTATACTTCTCTTGAAGTGGTTTTAAGGCTTCAACTATATCTTCGCAACTGCGATATTGATAGCCACCAAATTTGTTAAATTGAGTTTTTGGGGCTTTTAGCTCGGTTTGGATTTTAAGTAATTCTAGCATTTTTATGCTCCTATTTTTTGTAGTTTTTTATCTAAATTTCCTAAGATTTCATCTCTATTTGTTAGTTTATAGATATAATCTTTGCCACTAGGTGTTTTAACCATTTTAGCGTCTATTTGCCAAGTTGGATTTTGCTCTTTGATAGCATATATATGGCCACTAAGGCGTGATATAAATCTTCGTAGGCACTCATTACGCGATATTTGCCCTATTGTAAGAAGTCTATTTATAATCCACTCTTTTTGATTAAGAAGTTTTTCCATTGTTATTTCTCCCAGTTATTTCTCACAAAATTTGCTATATACGCATAGGCGTTTTTCTCGCCAAAATTCTGTAAATCCTTAACTAATAAATCTAGTTTATTTACTATATTTATCACATTAGAGCCATCTTGCCCCCTATGATACCTTGCTAATAATTTCAATAAATTCATCATATCAGTTTCGGTAAAAAATCGCCTACTCTCTTGTCTCATTTTCTCTAAGTCGTCGTTTATTGCTTTTATAAATAGCTCTTTATTCATTGTTTGCTCCTTTCATTGATTTTTAATAAATGTAAATTGCTCATAAACTCATCAGTAGCTCTTTTTAAAGCGTCATTGATGATTTTATCTCTTGAGCTATTGATAGCATAAATCACGCCATCAGTAAGTGAGCTTTTAAATAGCCACTCTAGCTTTTTTAAAAGCTCTTTATCATTGCTTAGATTTTTAGCTTCATTCTCAGCGATAGTTAGCTTAGCTTTTAATAGCTTGATTTTCTCGTTGTGTTTGGCTAATTGAGCTTTGTAGCCGTTGATTTGGCTTTTGTGATAATTCTCTTTGCTGATAGCGATAGCTTCTAAATTTGCTATGCGGTTTGTTTGTTCTATTGATTTAAGGCGGGTTAGTCTTTTTTCGCACTCTATAAAATAACGCCTTGCTTCTTTGCCGCGCTCATTATTTTCTACCATACAAAGCTCTTTAGCCATATCAAGAGTTATAAAATACTCTTTGCGTGGTCTGCCTTTTGTATAGGCTGTTTGTATAATATAGTCTTGGTTTTCAGTAAAGCTGTATTTGTTTATACGATTTTTAATCCATTCAGAATAATCTTGACCAGAATTTAAAAACTCGTGTAAATCTCTAGCATTGACTGAATTTATTTCAGCACCTATATTTTGATTGCTGTAGATTGTTATATTCATCATATACCCTTTGTAGTAAGTTTATATGATAAAATTATATTATATGTATTATTAATATATTATTAATGTAGTAAAAAAATATTTTAAAACGATGTTAAATATAGTATAACTTTTCCATAAAATTATGGTAAAGCCCAAATTTAGGGCTTTTTCAAATCTTGTGCTATTAAGAATACTACATATGTTGTAAGTGGCAAACCTAATTCATCAGCTTTTTTTTGTAAATCATCTTTCATTTTATCGCTAACTCTTATTTGTATAAGGTTGCTACCTTTTGTCTCTTTCTCTTCTGCCATTTTTACTCCTTGTTAATATTTTAATGTTTTTGACTTTATGGTTTAAAGCCTTAGTTTTGTAGCAATATGGTTTTATTATGGATAAATCGGCATAGGGTTATAAAATCTTCTGCTTGTGCCATAGTTTAAATTCCTATTTATGTCTTGTAAATTTCTATTTATAGAATTTAAAGTGTTATCATTTTGCATTTGTCGATAAGTATCCGCATTAGATTTCATTGCTTCAGCCCAAGCGTTTATGCCATCAACTAGCCCATTACTTGGGTTACTAGCTTTGGCTTTCATCTCTTGCATTCTATACTCAAATTCCGCTTTACTCATAGGCGAAGTACATCCTAGTAAATTGTCATTAATCATTTGTATAAAAGCTTCTGTGTCTTGTTTGGCTACAATTTCATCAAATTTGTATTTATCATATTTTGAGACCCACAAAACATCTCCCTCTTTACAATTAAAATCTTTAAAAGACTCTGAATTTTCTTTAATCGACATAATAGGGATGCTCTCAACTGGCATATAATATGGAACCCCCTCAAAAAAGGCTACATCTCTATATTGATGGCTAAAAAAGCATCCTGTAAAAAGCAATAAAACCATTGAAATTAACAAAAACCTTCTCATTATTCATCCTTTAAAATAAAATCTATAAATTCTATTAAAAAAGGGCTAAATTTTGGCTTTTGTTGTGGCTAAATGTTCTCATCACTCATTGTTTAATTCCTTTTTCTAAATCTTTTTTAGCTTCTTTAATTTTTAGTTTTAAAATCTCTAAAATATCAGTTGATATTTCTTGAACGCTTTCGTTTTTTGATAGTTCTTGTATATATGCTGTTCCAGCTAGTATATAAATTGTTTTCGATGAAGGCATCAAAATATAAACTACTAGAGCGACTGCCCAGCCTATAATAAAAGGTTTTAAATTGATATTAAATTTGTAGTTATCAACTCTATCTATTTTATCGCTCACGCATATCATAATTAAAAATACTAAAGGTGGGATTGCTCCTAAAAGTCCCCAGCTCAATATCTCTAAAGCCTTATCAGCAATACTTGCTAAATATATTAATAGTAATAACATTTTTATTCAATCTCTCCTGCTTTCTTTTTCTAGTATATTTCACTGAAGTGCAAAAAGATACTTCACAACAATCGTAACAATCTCTACAAGCACGGCACATAAAGCATTCATAGCAAGTGGTGTCGCAATTAGAACAATAATAACAATTGTTGCAATTATCACAACCTTTACAATTATGACAATTTACACATAATTGATTTATGCTTCTTTTTTAGATTTTATTAGTTTATTGAGATTTGGGAATTTAAATTTAACAAAACCGCATTTCCAAACTCTCTTTTTACGAAAATCATTTAATTCGGTTTTAGTATTTAAATAGAACAACTCATCTTCGGCATTTCTACAATTTTCTAAGGTTTCTAGGTAATCTAAAAATTCATATTTACTATATATTTTTTCCTTTTAAAGTCTAACTCGGCTTCCACAGCTTCTAACACAATTTCATCATTATAATAAATATCCACTTTGCTTGTATATTTTCCGTTTTGCTCTGAGTAACAAGGCACATAAAACATATTTAAAGGCTTGTTACCAAACTTAAATCCATAACCAACCTCTTCAAATATTAAAGGCTCTTCAAAGTCAGTATTAAGACAGATTTTATCATCTTTTAAATATTCAAATTCAGCATAATTATACTCGCAACAATCTTGCTTCCAGTATGATGAAATCTTTGAGCCATTATCAAAATATATACCATCTCTATCAATTTTAACTATTTTCATTTTGTCTCTCCTTTAATTTGTATTAGCTAGCATAAAAATAGTTTCTCTTTGGGCTTCAACTATTTGTTTTAAGGCTTTGTGATAGATAAATCCATCGCAAACGCTATATACCAAAGGATTATATAGTGAGCCACTACAACCAACCAAATATCTTTTATTTTGTTTTGGCTCTTTGGGTTTTTTAAAAATCTTTAAAATTTTTAGCATTTTGGCTCCTTGTTTTTTTATTAAATTTATTAGTGAGTTGTATTTGGTCATTAATGAAATTAAAATATCTAATTTTTCAAGCTCTTGCTTTTTGGCTTCATCATAAGACGAGGCGTAGTATGTGTATTCGTCCATTTTTACTCCTTTTATACTCCATAATATAATGTCCTTAAACGCTTAATAGCGATTTTAAGTTGTGTGTCTAAATCCTCTAATGACTCTATAATGATATGAATATTATCATCTGTATAATATTCATCTCTATATATCTCCATCATACATTCATCTACATTATTAATCTCTGCTAAAAAATTTGAGATTTGTTCTAAAATCATTTCACCTTTTACCATTTTTTCTCCTTATTAATTTAATAATCCAAATTGATATTTAGATTAGTAAAGTAACAATAAAAAAAGTCCGAAGTTTGGTAAAGCTGTTGCTATTGATATAGCTTCGGTTCATCAGCTCATCCGATTAAAACCAGATTTAAGGCTCTGTCGGTCAATGACTTGATACAATCTTGTCAATCCAGCCTATCAAAGGCGTTTTTGCTTTTGATGGTGAAATCTTACCATTAGTTAGTTTAAATATTACTTAAAGTAATTCAAAAGTAATAAAAAAAGTAATAAAAAAAGTAATATTTTTTAAATTATTTTTCAAAGGGGGAATTAAAATATAAATTGATATAATTTTTTTAAAAAAATAAAAGGTAAAAAATGATAAAAATATTTTTTGTATTTTTAACAATATTATTATTCGTAACAACAGACCTGCAGCATTCATTTTTTACAAATAGCTCTATAAAATCAATTAACATTGAAAATGATACCGATATTTTAAACCAACAAATGGCAAATTATAAAGCCAATCAAAACGGCACATTTATGCTAAATGCCCTTACAAAGAGCGACGAGCAAAAACAAAAAGATAATATAGATTTTGATAACAAATTCATTGATTTAGCAACAGCTAAAGGCTACACACCGCATAAAGCTATCGATAAAGATGGCAAAGCAAGATATGCTATAGAAAAAGATGGAGTTTTTAAAGAGATTGAACCTAGTTTTTTAAATGATTTAAAGGCAAATTTGGCTTTATTTTTTTTAATAATAGAAGCATTATTTATTTTTATTTATTTTATAATAAAATTTTTATTTGTTTATTTTAAAAATAAAAACCCATATATATCAGAGTTAAATCATAGCCCTATAAAAAGTAGAACAATAAGAGTATTTTTGTAATATCTTTTGTTTTAGATATTACAATTTTAGGCTTAATTATAGGGATACCGCTATTTTTTATATTATGGGCGGTAGAGTATATAATTTTTGGAAGACTTAATCCTTTTTATGTATTCAAAAAACAAGAATTAAACAATGATTAAAATACTGATATTAATCTTTTTATTATCAAATCTAAGTTTTGCTAATGATATAACAGGCAAAGTAATATCATTATCTGACGGCGATACGCTAACAATACTAACCAACGATAAAAAACAGGTAAAAATACGATTAGCACACATTGACGCTCCAGAAAAAAATCAAGATTTTGGCGAAAAATCTAAGCAAAATTTAGCTAATTTGTGCTTTGGTAAAAATGCTATTGTAAAAGTTCAGAGTAAAGATAGATATAAAAGGTTGTTAGCTGAAGTATTTTGCGATGGAAAAAATGTAAATTTACAGCAAGTAAAAAGTGGTTTAGCGTGGCATTATAAAACTTATTCTAAAAATAAAATATATTCTAAAGCAGAAATGGCGGCCAAAAAACAAAATTTGGGGCTTTGGATACTTAAAAATCCAACGCCACCTTGGAAATTTAGAAAATCAAAAAAACGACAGTTGGTTTATTTTTTACCATCTATTTATAGCTTTTAATCTCGCTGTTCTATATTTTTTTTGAGTTGATGCTGTAGCATCCAACAACTCTACCAAGTATTTGAATTTCATTTTCTTCAGATATCTCTATAGGCTCATACTCTTTATTATCGCTTATTAGAGATAATTTTGGGCGTTTTTTTATTCGTTTTACAAATAACTCATTATCATATCTACAAACATACACAGAGCCTTCGATAATATCAGAGACAAATTGAAAAACTACTAGAGAGCTTTCAGCTATTGTTGGCTCCATCGAGTTACCAAAACAAGGGATAATTCCTAATTTAGCATTTGGTGAAACGCCAAACATTAAACGCAAATCTTGCGGTTTAAATGGTAAAAAATCGCAATCGCCTAAATCGGCTATTTCATTGCCTTTTCCAGCAGACACAGAGCCATCTTTAAAAAATGGGACATATATCGTATTGTCATTATCTTTTTTTAGTATATTGTTTTGATTTGGCATTATTTCTAAATCATCATTAAAAAAATACTCAATAGGCACACGAAAGAAATTTGCTAATTTTATCATATTGTTTTTTGATGGCGTTTTTTGGCCTAATTGCCATTGGCTTACTGATGATTGTGATACATCTAGGGCTTTAGCTAGTATAACCGTATCTACGCCTTTTGTAGATGATATACACTCTCTTAATTTGTCTGCGAAACTTTTCATTATTATTCCTTATAAAATTACTATTTGTAATATTATATTATCTTATTTCACAAAAATCAAATTACTTTAAGTTATTTTTAATCTTACTTAGTGTAATATAAAGATATGGAAAGTAATAAATATAAAGAAAAATTAAAAGAGGCATTGAGGTCATTTGGCTTAGCTGAAAGCTCTATTATTGTTTATTTGGCTGGGTCGCAAGATAAAAAGCCAAATGGAGAGATAAGATATGCCTTAAGTCAAATGAAAGGTATTAAACACCCATTTAATGCGTGGGGTTTGAATATGAAAGAGTATTTAAAAACTCAAGAGCAAAAAGCTCAAACAAGGATAAAGAAATGTTTAAAATCATAGCAAATGATAAAAACATTATACCATACCGTAAAGAGCTAAATTTGATTACTGGGGGAGCGTTAGAAAGCATATTTTTGGCTCAACTGCTGTATTGGTATGAAGTTAATGATGGTAATGAGTTTTTAAAGTTTAGAGAGCCGTGCGACCATCCGCTTTATAGGCAAGGCAATAGCTTGGTTGAAGAGTTAGGGTTTAGTATAAAAATCATCAATAGAATAATCAAAGTTTTTAAAAATAAAGGCTTTTTAAGCACTAGAACTACGCTAAATAGAACGACATATTACAAAGTCAATATAGAGCTTATAAACGAACTTTTAAATGAAATTTATGCAAGTGATGAAGTATCAAATAAAGGATAAAAAATGAGTATCATCACAAAAACTCTAAAATCAAATGGATATTTTGTAATAAATAAGCATTTAATGAAAATTTTAGGTTTGAATAAAGCGGTTATTTTAAGTATGTTTATCGACAAAGCGGATTACTACGATAATGAAATGTTTTTTTATACGATAAATGATATCATCGACGCTCTTGGTGGGGGCTTAAGTGAGCGTGAGATAAGAGCTACTATAAAAAGTTTGATTGATGATGATTTGATTATTGATAAAGGTATGATAGGCATACCTGCTAAACGCTTTTTTATGATAAACGAAATCAAAATATCTGAGCTTTTTGACAATCCTAGCTCTATCAAAAATAATAGTGCTAGACCTTGCGAAAATGACAATCCTAGCTCTATCAAAAATGACAGGGCTAGAACTGTTAAAAATGATAGTGCTAACCCTAGCAAAAATGACAGGGCATATATAATAAACCCACATATTACAAACCCAAATAATACAAACACAAATAATATAAAAGAAAAAAATTTAAAAAAAGAAAATCCGAGCAGTTTCAAAAAGCCAAGCCTAGAAGAGCTAGAAATTTACGCTAAAGAGATTGAAGTTAATTTTAGCGTTAATCAATTTTTTGACTACTACGAAGCAAATGGGTGGCGAGTAGGCAAAAACTCTATGAAGGACTGGAGAGCTACTATGCGAATGTGGAAGTATAGAGGCGAATTAAACACGCAAAACACACAAAAAGCTAAAAGCCAAATTAGCGATGAAGAGAGAAATGAGTTTTTTGCTAAGCAGACAAGCGATGATATTTTATCGAAAAACTGGCTAAGCCGTGGTGTGCCAAATGAAGTTAAAGAGGTAAATCAAAAGCTAGATAACCAAATTGAGCAAGAGATTAAAAGAAAATTTATCCAAGGAGTGTGAGCCGTGAAAAATGAGATGAGAGAAGAGTTTATCTCAAGTGTTTTATTTAGTGGCAAAGCGGATAAAACGCAAGTTAAATTCGCTAGCCAAAGTGTGCTAAAAGACATTAGCGATGATAAATTAAACGAGTTTGCCTTGTTTGCTCTATCGATGAAAACCAAATACGATAATAGCATCCAAATGCTACTAAATGCAGTCAATGAGTATCAAAAAGAGCAGTATCTAAAAACGATAAGAGCTACAAAGCCGTTTAATAATATACAGAGCTTAAGAAACTTTTTAAACACTTATTTTAAGGGCAAAATCATAGGCAGTGGGATAGCACCTTTTATCTACACAAATATCAAATTAAACGATGAGTTACAATTTATCAATGAGAATACGCAAAAACCGCTAAACGCTGAAGATGAGAGCGAGTTTTTAGAGAATTTGCTAAAAGAGCAAGACTTAATCGGCGTTTATAGGGCGGATTTAATAGCGTATAGAATTAATCAAAGAGATAACGCACCTAAAAATGGTGAATTAAGCGAGTTGGAAAAGATTGATTGTGGGGTTTATGTAATGGATAAAGAAGCAGTAGAAAAGGCGTGGGCTAGATTATTTGGGCTAATAGATGAGCTAAAAGGGTTTAAAAAAATAAGGGTAGCAAATGATAAATTATAATCAAACTTTGTCTTGTCTAAAAGCTAAAAAATTAATCCCGCTTGAAGAGCAAGAGCAGATGAAATTTGTCTCTTGGCTTAGAGTTAAGAAAATTAGACATATTCATATCGCAAATGAGCGTATGTGTAGCGTAGTCTATAAAAAGAAGTTAAAAGCTTTAGGGACATATGCTGGATTTCCTGACTTGATGATATTTTTACCAAATAGAACGCTATTTATCGAGATGAAACGAAGCGATAAGAGATTAAGCCGTGTAAGCAGAGAGCAAAACGAGTGGCTAGAGTTTTTAAATTTACTTGATGAAGGCTCGGCTAAAGTTTGCTATGGGGCTGATGAAGCTATAGATTTTGTCAAAGAGAATTTATAAAAATGGCTCAATTTTACCTAAATTTGAACCAAGAAAAGAAAATAAAATGAGATTTTATATTTTTAAGGGTTAAAATGGCGTTAGATGAGAGAATAAAAAAAGAGCTTGTAGCGGATTATCTTACTGGGAGATACTCTCAAAGAGAGTTAGCTAAGAAGTATAAAGTATCTCTTGGCTCAGTGAATAATTTAACACGAGATTTGAACGCAACAAACGCCGATTTGGTAACAGCTCAAGCTAATTTATTAATCGCTAAAAATGAACTACCAATTGAACAAATGAACGCTATCATAGAGACAGCTTATGATGAAGTATATTCAAAGCAACTCATTCAAAAAGCAACTCATCTAAATTTAAAAAGAATAAACGAAACACTAGAGAAAAACACAAAAATGAGTAAAATTAATGTTGGTGATGGGATACAAAACTTAGAGCCCACTAGCCTTGATATGATTGACTATAAGATAGCTCAAGAAGCTATAGATAAGGCGTCATTAACTCTAGGAGTTAATCAACGACACGCAAAAACCGAAATCAATGCAAATGCTACAAATGCTATACAAATTAATAGGAGCGATATTTGAATACTTTAAATATCACTTACACAAAAGCTCAAAAAAGGGTATTTTTTGAAAGCAGTGCTAGATTTAAAACAATCGCTAAAGGTCGAAGACTGGGCTTTACTAGGGGTTGTGCGAATTATGTTATAGAATGCTTACTTGATGATAGTTTTAAAGTCAAAAAAGCTCTTTGGGTAGATACCATCACAAGAAACATACAAAACTATTTTGATATATATTTTATGCCACTTTTAAAGCAAATTGATAGCAGTTTTTACAAATGGAGTAAGCAAGATAAGAAACTCTCATTATTAAATGGCAATTTACTGCATATGGTAGGAGCTGATAGGCCTGAAAATATCGAAGGTTTGGGATATGATTTAATCATTTTAAATGAAGCTGGGATTATACTTAAAAATCCAAAACTTTGGGATAACTCTATATCGCCTATGTTACTTGATAATCCAAATTCTAAAGCCATAATTGGCGGAGTGCCAAAAGGCAAAAATAAATTCTTTGATTTGGTTAATAACTCTTTGAAAAACACATTTGGTTGGGAGCATTTTCAATTTTCTAGTTTTGATAATCCTTTAATTAATAAAGATGAGATAAAACGACTTATAAACGAGCTTGGCGGTGAAAATAGCGAAGTAGTTAGACAAGAGATTTATGGGGAGTTTGTAGATGGCTCAAGTAATTTACTAATAAACTATGATGAGCTTATAAATGCGTTTGAAAAGCATAATGAGCCCCAGCGTGTTAATGCTGAAGTGTGGGCTTTGGATGTAGCAAGATTTGGTGATGATAAGAGTGTTTTGGCGTGTAAAAACGCACATAATATCTATAAAATGAGAAGCTTTATAAAGCTAAATACGCTTGAACTAGCTAATGAAATCAAGATAGCTTATCATAATGCTGAAGTAAAGCCTAGCGTGATTTTTGTAGATACTACTGGTGTTGGGGCTGGGGTTTATGACTTTTTAAGTAGTGCTAATTTGCCTGTGAGTGAAGCGATTATGAGTGCTAAGCCTTTAAGTGATGAATACAAGAATAAACGAGCTGAAATGTATTTTAGATTTAGCAAAGCCCTTAAAAATCTAAATATCAATGTAGCTGATGAGTTTAAAGAAGCCCTAAAAAGACAAGTTAATACTATTGAGTATTTTTACAATGATAAAGATAAATTTCAAATAATCTCAAAAGATAATATCAAAAAACTTTATGGCTCTAGTCCTGATGAATTAGACGCTTTAGCTATGCTATTTTATGATGAAGTTGATTTTTTGCCTAAAAAATCTGATTGGAGTGGGTATGGCTGGTAGCAACATTACTAATTTTGATATTTTAAAAGATTGCTTGGATTTAGAGCTTATAAGGGATTTATCAAGATTGAATGATGACGCTTTTAGACTAAATTTAGCTTGTTATTTGTGTGATTTGATAGGCGGATTAACGCCGTTACCAACTAAAAAACATAAAGTAGTATTAGCTAGTGAGCTTTTAAAAAATGGTGTGAGTGAAAAGAGAGTTATAGAGCTTACTAACATTTCTCAATCCACTTTAAAAAGGTTAAAAAATGCTAGATAGATTTAATAAACTTATCGCAAAAGCTAAAAATGGATATAGCAATTATAGTAGTAGCTTTAAATCATTAAATAATGCTTATTTGCTTAATTACAGCGATGAAAAGAGAAAATTCTTATATGACCACGATAAGAGTGCGCTCTATTTCCCTAAATTAAATGCTAAAGCTAAAAGGATTATGGACGCACTAAGCCAGACATATTTTGAGAGCGATAAGATTGCGTTATTAGAAAATAACATTAATTCTGATGATAAAATCTTAGAAATGTGGCAATATGCTTTTGATTATTATACTAAAAGTATAAATTTATATGCGATTTTACAGCCTGAATTCTTAAAAGTTGCGTTTTTAGGCACTTCTATAGCTAAAGTCTATTGGGATAATGATAAACCAAATATCGAAATGCTTGATATTGATAAAGTGTTTTTTGACCCAAAAGCTAAAAATTATGATGATGTAAGATACATTATACACGAATTTAGCCTAACCAAAGATGATATAAAAGGATATATCAAAGATAAAGTATATAAAAATGTTAATTTGGAGTTTGATAGTGATGATGAGTATAAGAGGTATAAGCTTTATGATATTTATGAGCTTAAAAAAGGCAAATGGGTATTAAGCACTATATTTGATGATAAGGCTATCTTAAGGCAAGAAATAGAGCTAAAAGATGGGTTGCCTATAATTTGCGGATATACACTAGCACAAGTTAAGAAGCTTGGTGAGAGTGATTTTATAGGCGTTTATGGTGAGCCACCACTAGCTAGTATTTTACCACTTCAAGATGAGTTTAATAATCTTAAAAACGCTAGTATAGAAGCAACTAAACAGCATTTATATCCAAAAATGTTAATTGATAAAAACGCACAAATAGATAGAGACGAGCTACTAAATCCTACTAGCCCAATATATGTTAAAAACTTAGGAGCAGTAAGCGTATTGCCAAAGCCTGATATTCATTTTGCGAATTTGAATATACAATCTATTGATAATGATATGAGTGAAACCAGCGGGATAAGCCCACAACAAAACGGAGCTACTAGCGTCAGAGCTGAAACCGCTACTATGAGTTCAATTATGGCAAATGAAGGAAGTGTGAGATTAAATGGATATATACGCACATATAATGAGACATTTATAGAGCCACTCTTTTATCAATTTGCTAAGTTGATTTACAAATATGGCGACCCTATGTTTTTTGTAGGAGTTGATAGAAGCGAAGTAATGAGCTTTAAATTAAATTTAGAGTGTGGGATAGGAGCTTTAAATAAAGAAGTTCAAAAGAAAAATTTGATTGAGAGTTCAAGCCTTTTAGGTAATCACTTTCAAATGTGTTTAGCTATACAAGATACTCAAGGAGCAGAGCTAATCAAAAACGCACACGAAGAGTTAATAGCGAAATTAATGCCACTTTTTGGGATTAAAGATTTTGATAAATATAGAAAGGAGAAAGAGAGTGATAGACTTTATAAGAGCCAACAATGAGCTAAAAGAGCTATCAAAAGGCTATAAAGAGTTTGAGAAGTTACACCATTTCTTTTTAAATGAAGCGATGGGGTGCTTTTTTAAAGCTTTAAATCAATATGAAAGTGATAGCGTAAGACTAAGTAGCATGGATAGACTTAGAGTTATAAGAGATTTTCAAAATGATTTAATCAATAATTTAAAGGAGAATAGATGACAGAAAACGAAGCATTAGATGCGATACTAGAGCAAATTAACGAGCCAGTAACACCAAATGATGAAGCAAACGAGCAAATAGCAGAACAAACGCTACAAAATGCTAGTGAGGAGCAGTTAAATCAAGTAAAAGCTACAAACGCAGAGCAAAGCGAGATTATAAACGCTCAAAACGAGCAGATAAACGCTTTACAAAGCAAAATTGATGAATTAAGCAAGGCGTTAGAAAACGCACTAAATCAACCGCAAAATATGAGTTTTGATAGCGATGAGCCAAACTCTACCAAAGATACGGCTCAAATACAAGAGCAATTAAACGCTATGAGAGCCCAGCAAGACGAGCTAAGAGCTAGGGCGGATTTTAATATGGGGTATCAGAATTTTAAGCAAAATTATCCGACTATCGATGGCGATATGCTTTTGAGTTTTGCTAAAAATAATGGATACGAGCAGTTTTTGGGTGATTTTAAAGGATGGGATATTTTAGCAAAGCTTATGATAAATGAAGCCAAACCAAAGCAAGAGCCAGACCCAATAACTTCGAGTTCAAGCAGTGGGGTATTTACTCAAAAAGGTATTAGAGATGATGCTAGTGATATAGAAATTGGTGCTGAAATATTAAATATTTCTAAAGGCTTAAGATGACAAGCATACACGACTTAAAACTAGGGAGTAATACTTTAGAAGTGCTAGAAGTGATATTAAACTCACTTGAAGCATTTCCAAATGAGATAGCTAAACTTGATTTAAGTAAATTTACTCAAATAGCAAGTAGTATAGATAGCTCATACCAAAATATACAAACAGCTGGGGCCAATATAACAGCGATGAAAGAAGCTATTAATCAAACTAAAAGCTTAATAGATGGGATTAAGAGCCAAATAGATAGCAAATTAAATGGTTTTGAAGCGGATTTTGCTAGTGCTAATAATATACAAATCGTTATAACGCAAGATAAAAACACTATTGAAGCGATAAAAAGACAGATAGATTTAATCAAATCTAATTTTGATAGCTCATATAGTGATTTTAATGCTAAAAATAGTGAATTTACTCAAAAATCTAAGAGTATAAAAGAGTATATAGATAGTAAAAATAATGAAATTCAAAATAGCGTAGCTATAAATCAAGAGCTATTTAAAAGCTTAGATGAAAATCTAGCTAAAAATGAGCTAATCAATAAAGAAGTAGATAGAAAGATAGCTAATTTAGCTAATAAGGCTAATGAAGCTATAGATGATATAAGCTCTATAAAGCTAGATATTTTAAACAAAGTTAGCAATGCCAAAGATGATTTAGCTAGGTGTGTTTTGATAGCTGATATGGCTGGGGCTACTTTAAGCTCTTATAATGCTAAATCTTATGAAATTTTAGAAAAGTTTGGGAGTGATGAGATAGTAGAGGCTACTTATCTATTAAAAGGGGAGATAATCCACGCTAATGCTAAATTATCAGCTAATAGATTAGCTCTAGCTATAAAAGCTGGTGCTACGATGGCTTATAGGATTAAATATGAGCTAGAGCTACCAAAGCTACAAGAGCTAAAAGATGAGTATAGAATTAGTAGTGAGTTGGCTAAAGATAGATTAGATAATTTAGATTTAATGCTAAATGAAGCTGATAGGATGATTAGAAATAGTGAATTTTATAATTATTTAGGAGTAATGATATGAAGTTACAATCAATTAGTTTTGATGGCAATAAGGTTATATCAATAAGTAGCCAAGCAATCATCAATATATCACTGTTTAATACCCTAGCAACGCCTAAGCAAGTAACTATAAAAATAGTTGATGAGCTAGGCAACACAAAGTCTATTATATATCAAGCCCAGCTACAAGCTAATAGCGGATATGAAGCAAAAGTATTTGCTAATAGTGGCCAGAAGATAGAGATAGTAGCAGACGCTGGAGTAGGTGGCAATGTAGGTATATTAAATGAAAACTATATCGCTAAAGGTGTTTTGAATACAGAGTATATATCTTGCGTTGGTGATGGGGTTAAAAGTGAGTTTAGCTTTAATGGGATTAGTGTTAATAGCTTTAAAGAAGTTAGAATAATCTTTGATGGCTTATATGAAGCAGTGTTCGCTAAGGATTATAGCCTAAATAGTGATAAGAGCGGTGTGGTGTTTAATCAAATACCAGCTAATGGGCTAGAGTTTATAATCTTAATAACAAAACAGGAGTAAAAATGAGTAGTTATGATATATCTACTGGCAAGATAGATGCTAGTGTAATAGGTGGTAAGCTAAATCGAAGCGCTATAGCTCATACGCCAATTTTGGATGATAAAAATAGCGAGTTTTGGGGCTATGAAGGCGAATTAGTGGTGCTAAAAAATAGCGGTATATTGTGCCTAGTCTTAGAATATATCTCACAAGATGATAAAGACACAATAGAAAATCTCAAAAATAGCTCTAAGATAATGTATCTAAGTAGCTTTGTAGGAAAGGATGAGTAATGAGTAGTATAGTAACTAATAGCAATATAGATAAGTTAGATGAACTAATAAGCTATCTAGATAGTGCCTTGCCAAACAGACTAGCCGAGTTAGAAGCCAAAATCGATGCAGTAACAGCCTTTTGGAAAGAAGCCAATATCACAGGTAAGGAAGTTCAATCACAGCTAATTAATAGCCTAGACCCTACGCCTAAAAAGGTGGTGATAAATGGGGCCCAATATGATAATTTCACGGCTTTAAATGAGAGATTAGAAGCCAAAATCCAAGATGTGTTAAGTGAAATTGATAGCATAAAAGCACTTATAAAATCAGAAATTGATAGCCAAATCAAATATGACAAAGTGGAGATGGAGTAATGGAAGTTAAAAAATATGACAAGATAATACTAGATAGCACTAGAAGCATAGATGATATAGTAGCTAGTATAAAAGCAGAATTATCTAAAAAAGAGAGCCAGAACGCTGGGGAAAGCTATATATGCTATGTATCACACGCATATAGCAGTGGGGAGAATGCTGGGGTTAATTATATAGTTGTTAGTGATGACTTTAAGCGTCTTAATAGGCTTAGTTCTAATGTTATACAAGCTAATGCCTATACTAAAGATGAGATAAATGAGCTAATAGCCAAAGTAGATGCTAAAATCCCTGTGGATGAAGCCAAACTAGCTAAACAAAACGAGCTTAAAAGGGTAGAAGCTGATATCTTAGATAAAGAGCAATCAATACCACGCAAACGCCAAGAGCTATTAACTCTAAGCGAAGAAAAGAGAGCCTTAGAAGTTAATCTAGCTACCATAACAGAGCTAATAAACGAAAAGCAACAAGCTGGTGAAAATACCGATATCTTAGAAGCTCAAAAGAGACAATATGAGAGTGATATAGCTACTAAATCATCTCAAATAACTAATTTAGAAAGCGAGATTAATCAGCTAAATAGTGATATAGAAGTGCTAAATCAGACTAAAGAGCGCCTAAAGAGCGAAGAAGCTCTTATCCAAAGTCCCGAGTTAGCTACTAAAGAGTATGTAGATGAGCTAAAAGCGAGTTTAGATAGTAAATCTAGTGAGCTAAATAGTAGAATTGATAGCGTTAATAGTGATTTAACAAATATTATTGATACTAAAGCTAATACGAATGCTGTGATTAATTTAACTGATAATCAAACTATAAGGGGGATTAAAACTTTTTCAGCAGTGCCAGTGGTAGCTACACAACCTACAGACGCTAATCAAGTTGCTAATAAAGCTTATGTAGATTTAGTAGTTAATACTAAGGCTAATAATAATGTAGTAGTGAATTTGACCACCAACCAAACAATAGCAGGTAATAAAACCCTAAGTGGAACTACTACATTTAATGGAGCAATAACTAGCAAAGGAGCTAATACTTTTAGTGGTAACAATACCTTTAATACTGGGCAAGTTACCTTCAATAACAAAGCCCCAATATGCAATGTAGCTCCTACAACAGCTAACCATTTAGCTACTAAAGATTATGTAGATAAAAAGGCTAAAGCATATATTATAGAAACCTATAATAATACTTCTACTGGGTCGTGGTATAGAGTTTGGAGTGATAAATGGTGTGAGCAAGGTGGTTTTGCACCTAATACAACAACTCGCCAAGACACTGTTACTTTGTTAAAGCCTTATAAAGGTACTAACTATTGTATATACACATCACATATGGGTGGTAAAAATGCTCACTGGTATCCAAGTGATGAGCAAATTATAGATGTTACAACTACTTCTTTTAAGATGAATTCTCAAAAAAATGACACTTCAACTTGCCGAAACTGGAAAACTTGTGGGTATATTGCATAAAGGAGATAAAATGGAAATTAAAGCAGTTTTAAAAAAACCTTACACTGATGAAGAAAGAATAGAGTTTATCGTAAATAATAATCATAACAATGGTTATCAAATAAATGAAACTGATACCGAGCTACAGGCTTTAGGTCGTAATGATTTAGAAATAGCTAAAAGTAATAAATTAGATGAACTCTTAGGGCTAAAATCTACAAAGCTTTTAACGCTAAATTATGGGGGTAATGAGTTTCAAATAGATAGTAATAGCAAGATAAACATAAGTGGTAAGGTAAGCCAAATTCTACTAGCTACCTTTAGTGGGCAAGATATTGGGGCTATAAACTGGATTACTAAGGATAATAAAGTAGTAAGCTTTAGCAAAGAAGAATTTATGGCTTTTGGTGTAACAGTTGCAGCTCATACTGAGATGACGCTATTTAAACACAACCAGCTAAGAACTGCTGTAAATAACGCTACTAGCGTTGAAGAGATAAAAGCTGTAGAGTGGGAGGATTAAGCCTTAGTTAGTGTTACTAAAAAGTATAAAAATATTATAGTGCTGATGACTAAGATAGAAGCAGTGATTATAGGTATCATTTGGTATCCTTTATATCCTTTTGCTTTTGTTTTATCTTTAAGCAAACTATGATAAATAAGATTAGCAATAAAGGTATTAAGCAGCTAATTAGGATTAGCTTTATGTTTGATAATTTTTCAAAATTAACAAAAGCGAAGCTAACAACACCTATGAAAACAACTATAAGAGTGTTTAGAGCTATCTTTAATAGTTCAAAGTCATTTTTTAGTTTATCTAATTCAGCCATATTTTACCTTTTGCTAATTGTATAAAAAATTAGTTTAAATAATTATAAAGGAGATGAATTTGGATAGAGTAGTAGTCCAACCAATAGGCAAAGATAAATTCATATTATATAAGGATTTTTCATATCAAGGGGTTTATGTGGCTAGAGGTTTTGTAACTAATGGGGCTAATATACCTAGAGTGTTTTGGAGTCTTTTCCCACCAAATTCACCTGAATACCTTAGTGCTGTGGTATTGCACGACTATATGTGTAAAAATGTAAAACTTTATGGCTATGAGAAGGTTGATAGATACTTTTATGAAGCGATGATAGAAATCGGAGTGTCTAAATGGAAAGCTAAGCTATTTTACTTTTGTGTGAAGTGGTATCATAGATTTAAAGTGTTTAAATAGGAGTTAAATATGGGTTTAAAATGTGTAACAATGCTAATTAAAGATGGCAATTTAAGCAAAGATGAGATTAAGGAGATAGCCCTTAGCAAATTAGAGAAATATAATAGTATTGATAAACCTAATGATAATATAGCTATGGTTATAAATCCAATAAGCAAAGATAGCTTTTATCTCATATCTAATGAGCTTAAAGAAGCCCTAAATCTAGATTATAATATAGTTGAAGTTGCTGGTGCCCGCTCTGATAATAGTGAGTTAAACGCTAAAATAGCAGAATTGGACGCTAAAATAGATAATGAAATTGTAACCTTAAGTAATGAAATTTTAACTAAGGCTAGTTTAGAAAATCATAATAATCTAGTAGCTAGTTTAGCTACATATGCTTTAAAGAGTGATTTAGACACTTTAGCCACTAAGGATGAGCTATTAACGAAAGCTAATCTATCGGATTTAAACACCTTAGCTACTAAAGACGAGCTATTGGCAAAGGCCGATTTATCAAATTTAGATAATCTAGCTACTAAAGATGAATTAGGCCTAAAAGCTAATATAAGTAGCCTAGATGGCTTAGCTACAAAAGATGAATTAAATAACTACGCCTTAAAAAGCGAGATTAACACCAGTGGCGGTATAGATGAGAATACGCTAAATCAAGCTATAAATCAAAATGCTACTATACAAGAGTTAGGGGCGAAGGTTAATCATATGGCTACAAATCTACAAGGGGCTACTTACACACAACTAGTAGCCACAATGAAGTATTTAGGATATGAGTTACCTAGTGAGTTAAGAGCCTACGCAGATTATAATCTTTTTGCCGATGATAAATTAAGCGGTGATTTAATCATAGGATTTAAGCCGATAGAATACACAGGAAGTTACGGACAAGCGTGGGAGAATGTAGCTATTTATAACGAGTTAGGCGAGAAATTAACGGCGAAATACGCAAGTATTAGCAGTGATGGGCTAAACATAGATGCAGTTTTTGCTAAAGATATAGCTCATCCAAAAGGGGATAGCTTCGAAGCGGTGCCGAGTGATTATGTCTTAGCTGATGGCGAAGTGAGAGTGAGTATCACTTTAGGAGCGGTTAGTTATTACGGAGCAACATATGGCTTAAGAATGCTTAACAATAATCCTAGCAGTTGGCCAGAGAGCTTTTTAGGCGGTAGCCATAGTTATGATGAGTGGATTTTTACATTTCATAACTACAAGCCAACGAAATTTAGTATTACAAATGGAACTGCTACATATGGCGGTTATGGATATATGACGAGATACGAAATGCGTTTAAGCATAGGCAACTGGAGTAAAACGCTAACTTATGAAAATAGCAATTATCCAAATAACATTGAGATAGATTTTACTAATCTAAATTTTGGTAGTGACGCTAAGACAATTGAACTTGCTAAGGCGTGGAATGTGCCAGTAACGCCGTATGATATAAATAGTGATATGGTAGGTGGATGATGGGATATATAGTTTATGGGATATTGGCTCTCATTTTGGGGCTATTGTGGTGGCAAAATGGTGCTTTACAAGATGAGCTAAAAGAGCAGCACTCTATAAATCTTTTAGTTACTAAGGCTAATGAGAAGTGGCAAAATGAGATAGAAAAGCTCAATTTGGAATTCTCAAAAGGCTTAGAGAGCTTAAGTGAATTAAAGAGCAAGAAGGAGATAGAAAGGGTATATGTCAAAGAAGTTTCAAATAATACAAATAGCTGTATTGATGCTATTAATGCTGTTTATGAGCGGTTGTGGGAGCGTGAGAATAACAGAACCGATAAAGACGCCAAAAGCTCATATACCAATGAGCCTATATCAGCCAACTAAGATTGATTTTAGCAAAAGGGCTACAAACGAAAAAGAGGCTAGCGATATGGTATGGGAGCTATATCTATATGTAATGGAGTTAAACTATGGAATGGAAGCGTTAAATGGTGGAAAATGAAGTTTTAAAAGCGGTTGAAAGCGGTGGAATTATTGCTCTTTTGATAGTGGCTGTGGTTGCATTTTTTAAGATTGCTAAAATGCTTTATGAAGGGAGAATTCAAGATTTAAGAGAGAGCAAACTCAATCGTCAGCAAGTAGATTTGGTAGCTGATAAGATAGATGAAGCTATCAATGAGATTAAATCTAGTAAAGAGGCTATAGTATCAGAATTACAAAAGCAACATTTAGTAAGCGAGAGTAATTCAACTAACCAGCTTGCTATGATTAGAATGCTAGAGCAACTAGCAAATGCTAAGCTAGATAAGATAGAAAAAGATTTAATCGAGGTCAAAAACTCCACCAAGGATACTCAATCTATATTGCATAATATCAAATCGGCTGGGGTTGCTAGAAGACAAGAGAATAATATAAAATTAAGAGATTAGGGGGATTAAATGAGTTTAAGCAAAGATGGATTAAATGAGCTTTTAGAAGAATTAAAGAAAGAAGAAGGCTTTAGAGCTAATATTTATCAATGCACAGCTGGGGTTGATACCATTGGCTATGGCTTTAATGTAGCGTATTTAACCAAAAAGGAGCTAGAGCTAAATGGCGGTGTTATTGAGCCGATGAGCAAAGAAGTAGCTACTAAGATTTTAGAACTTAAAGTTAAAAAGCTTATAAAAAGCGTAGATGCAATATATAGCTGGATAGATAACTTGCCTGAAGTGGTGAAAATAGGTATCTATGATATGATTTATCAACTTGGTATTAAAGGCTTTGGTAGCTTTGTAAATACGCAAAAATATCTAAGAGCTTTAGATTATGATAAGGCTATAGAGAATATAAAAAACTCCAAATGGGCTAAACAAACACCAAGGAGAGCTAATAACCTTATTAAGAGATTACAAAGGGCTAGAGATGACTATAAAAGCTTTTAAAGATTTAATTCTTTATAGAATAGCAGAGAAAAATCTACACTCACCAAGCGATGAAATGCTAAATTATGAAACATACGAAGCAATGCTAAAAATCGCTAATGATTGCTATCCTATAAATCTGATTTGTAGAGATGGAGACGATAGGTTAGAGCGAGTATTTAGGTGGGTAAATGATAAGGGGATTTATCTAAGATTTCCAAATTTGCCTATATTTAATGAAGATGACCCAAAATATAATCCAAATATGCATATTGACTTTGATGAGCCACTCAATTATGCAGTTTTAAATGAAGTGCTTTTTAGATTAACTTTGGAGAAAATATATCGCCAAATTAGCGATGAAGTAGTATCTAACTACATAGCAAATAGTAAAAATGTAATAATGGAGCCAAGATATGACAGAGCTAGAAAATAGCATTAAAAGAGTAAGTAACTTTAATCTACAAGGCTTTTTAGTAAAGCTTAAAAAGGCGCTAGAGAATTTCAGTAAAACTATGAAAACAACGCCTTATAAAAAATAGAGTTAATACTAATTTATTCTATGAGTGGTGATATATATCACCTAATTTGTATTCTATAGCGTGGATATAAAAGCAATTATTATCAATAGTGCCAAATATCCTGCTATCTCTTGCTCTAACTATAAAAGCTTCTTTTATTTTGCGTTCAATAAAAAAATTCTTAATTGTATCATTACTCCATTTCCATTTATCAATGTTGCACTTTTCGCAACCACCGATAGATTGTGCTTTGCTCTGTTGGATAAGCTCGTGGGGTTTTTTCTCTCTTATATACATAAGAGTTTTTACAATTTTTTGAACCTTTGATTTATCGTTGATATTATCTGATGAGCTAGTAGGTAAGCCAAATTTATAATCATCTATAATCTTTGTAAAGCTAATATCAAGGCTTTTAGGATTACTCTCTTTTAAATTTGTGTTACGATACTCTTTGTTGGCAGTCTCTTTTAATTTCATTTTTCAACCAGTGGTATAAAAAAGTTTTTTAAACTATCTTGTGTGATTTCGTTATTTTTATCTTTTTCATATACACTAAGCCACGGCATTTCCGTGTGCGTTTTATCTCTTAATCCATAGGCTGAATATTTATTGTAAATGTTTAATACTTCGCTTATTAGCTTAGTTTGCTGTGGGTGGAGATTAAGAGCGCCCATTTGCTTATCATTCATCGCTTCATCTTGTAGTTTTTCGTCAGTTAGATTTTTCACCCATTGATAGACAGAAGGCACAACAGGTCCGTGTAGCCACGCTTCCATTTTATCTTTAAATAAAGGTGCGTTAAACATAGCTAAATGGTAGCCTTGGATATAATAAAGCAATTTTAAAAGCTTTAATCTACTTGTGTATTCTACAATATCATTATCACTATTTTTTAATAAAGCTAAAGTTAATTTAGCAGTATCTATGGCTGATATAGTTGTCATCTCTATTCTCCTTAATACTTAAAATTTATCAAAAATAAGCTTTAAATTTGCTTTTATTAGCTCAAACCGCATATAAAATATAAAATAGCTCAATTTTAGGTAAATTTGAACCTATCAAATATATTAAAATGCTTTAATATTTAAAATAGGAGTAAAAATGGCGATAACTTCAACAGAATTTCAATCACCAGCAACACAAAGAGTTGGGCTAATCCCTAGCGTCTATGATAAGATTATCTTAGTAGGGGCTAATGATACGCCTATAATGTCTATGATAGGCACAAGCGTGGTTAAGGGTATTACGCATTCTTGGATAACTGATACACTTAAAAAGCCTAGCAAAAACGCTCAATTAGAGATAAGCTCATTCGTAGGAGACCAAAAATCTACCAAACAGCAAAACACAAACGCAACGCAGATTTTTACCACTGATATTATGGTAAGCCAAACTATGCAAGAAGTAGCTACATATGGCGGTAAAGAGCTTGAAAACGAAGTAGCAAAGGCTACAAAAGTCCATAAATTGGATATAGAATACGCAATTTTAGGGCTTGGTAGGGATACTTCAGCTAAGGTAAGCGTATTAAAAGCCCCACAAATTAGAGAAGCATCCAAACCTGGAGAGATGGCAGGGCTATTTTATTACGCAGCCAAAGGTGAGACAGCTTTTAAAGATAAAAATGGCAGAAAAGAACAAGGCAATATAATTGCTTTTGGCTCTTGTGATAGCAACAAATGGGGCGTTGGGGATTGCGTAACGCTTACTGAAGATGTCCTTCATCAAGTCTTACAAAGAGTTTGGGAAAGTGGAGCTACACCAAAGGATATTTTTATAGGTGCCGAGCTTAAAAAAGCCCTTAATAAAATGGCTTCAAGGCAATTTAGCAATGAGAAGTTTATAAACTCAAGCGTAGTGAGCCTAGATACTGATTTTGGTAAGGTAAATTTCAGACTTCATAGATTTTTAAGCAAAGAGTATGGCCTTGAAGATTGCTTAATCGCTGGGGATTTTAGCTATGCTAAGATGGGACTTTTAAAACCTACATTCTTAAGCGATGTAAGCACAGATAAGACAGCAATAGCAAAACGCTATTATACTGAAGGTTGTCTAGAAGTTAGAAATGCTGATGCCTTTGCTATTGGCGTTGGTCTAAAAGCAGATTAAGAGCCTAAGCCCTATGGGGCTAGGCTAAAATAATAAAAGGGTTTTAAATGCTTAATTTTTTAGGAAATATAGGTAGTAGTATCACAAATGGCTTAACTGGATTAAATAATTATGCTGGAAACTTTAACAATTTAGGCGGTCTTATCGGTGGTGCTGGGGCATTGTATTCAGCATATCAGCAACAAAGAAACGCTAAAAAGCAGATGGATTTACAAAAAGACGCATTTAACTTTAATAAAATGCTAACACAAAGAGAGATAGATAGACAAAATAGAGCTGATGATGACTTATATCAAGCTTTTAGAAACTCAAGCTATTATAGGGGCGTGTGATGGCATCGTGGTTTAATCCTAGGGCAGTTACATATAACTCAAGCCCATATCTAGTAGCACAAAGCGGAGCAATCGGCGATACTCTATATAAGCTTTATAAGGACGCAAGAGCTAACAAGCAAGAACAAGATAAGCAAAACGAACTAAAAAGACAATTTGAAGTTAATTTCGCAGAAAATCAAAGGCAATTTAACGAAAATAACAATCTACAAAAACAGCAACACCAAGATTTACAAGATTATAGAAATAAAAATATTGAAATTACTCAAAACCAAAATGATTTTAATAATAATCTAAATTTACAAAAATTCTATTTAGAACAACAAAAGCTTAAAGAAAATCAAAGACAATTTAATCAAAACCAAGCTAGGGAGCTAAATAATGATTTAGACCTAGCAATCAAGCAAAAGAATATGCCTGTATCCGAACAAAAAGACCTTAAAAATGTATTTACCGCATTAGAGCAAACTGGTGAGCTTCAAAATTATGTAGATGAAAAAGGTGGATGGGATAAATTTGGTGGAGTATATGATAGATTTAAAACGCTATGGCCTAATATTTCACAAGACGGAGCTAATTATAACGCATTAGCGAGTAACCTAGCAACTTCAACAAGTGAAGTCTTAAAAGGTCAAGGCAAGTTTAACTATGAAAAAATGAATGAAGATTTAAAGCCTTCAATAGTAGGCACAAATAAAGCACAAAGCACATTAAATGAAGCGCAAAAAATGCTAATAAATAGAGCTGATGAACTCATTAAATTAGCCAAATCACAAAATTACTATGGAGCTGATGAAGCAGAACAAAATCTAAATAATATTAAATCAAAAATAGAAAATAAGGCTAAAAAGCAAGAGCAAACTACAAATGATTTATTTAATCAAAATACCATTATGATGAAAAGGTAAAAAATGGAAAATCTATATGAAAATTTTAAAAAATACGCAAATAAAGCATATAATCAAGTAGCACCACTAATCCCATTTAGCAACGCAAACCAATATAATTTTAATCCAAATAGCAACCTATACCAAAACACAAAAGAGCTTAATATACAAAATGATACCGATATTTTAAACCAACAAATGGCAAATTATAAAGCCAATCAAAACGGCACATTTATGCTAAATGCCCTTACAAAGAGCGACGAGCAAAAACAAAAAGATAATATAGATTTTGATAACAAATTCATTGATTTAGCAACAGCTAAAGGCTACACACCGCATAAAGCTATCGATAAAGATGGCAAAGCAAGATATGCTATAGAAAAAGATGGAGTTTTTAAAGAGATTGAACCTAGTTTTTTAAATGATTTAAAGGCAAATAGCTATGAAATGCTAGGCTCACTTGCTGGAGTAGCCACGGCTTTACCGCACCCACTAGCTAAAACCGCTGGAGTAGCTGGTAAAATCTTAACCCCTATGGTCGGCTCAGCCGTAGGTAGTGGTGCTGGAGCTATGGCTGATACATACTTAAATAACAAAAGCGTAGGAGAAAAAACAACAGCAGAGCAATTAGCAAATTCATTTACAGGTGGAGCAAATAACGATATTTTAGGGGCTGGACTTGCTACAGCAATAACTTCAAAACCCGCTATAAATATTGCTAAGGGAACATTAAAAGTACCTTTAGAAGTTTTAGACAAAGGCCTTACTGGAGTTGGGGCTAGACACATAATGAGCCAAAATATCGGCGGAGCCCAGGCGGCACTAAAAGCCAATCTAGGCGGTGACCACGAAGCTAAACACGCCCTAGAAAGTGCCAAGGACGCCTTAGGTGCTGACTTAGATAACTTTGTAAGTAAAGACCTTAAAACCATAAATAAAACAAGCGATAACAGATATATTCAAAAGGGAATAGATATAGCAAATAGTGCTATAAATAAGGCTAATGAAACCCTTAAAGGATTAAATGTAGGCAAAGCAGACGCTGAGCTATTGCTTAGTGCTTTAGGCCACGAAAACGGAGTAAAAAACATACTTGACGCCGTGGCAAATAACCCACAATCCGCACAAAAAATCACACAAATAAGCTCAAATCTCAATAAAAGCTTTAGTGATAGCATAAACGAACAATTAGCTAAATTCGAAACCCAAACCCCAAAAGATAGCTTTAAAAATAGCTTTAAAAATAGCTTTAATCAAGTCAAGCAAGACTACGCAGATACTAAAGATTTTTTAGTTAAAAACTCAAATTACCAAAGCGATTTTAAGGATTTAAACGAAAATCTAGCCACTATCTTAAACGATACGCAAAACATAAACACAAGGGGCGTTTTTAATGCTTTAAATGGCGGTGGCAATATAGAAAATCTACTAAATGCCAAAAACGCTATAAACGAGCAATTAAGCTATATAATGAGAGCTGATTTTAAAAGTTCAAGTGATTTTATAAACCAAAAAGCACTAAGCGAAGCTAAGAGCTTAATCGATAATGAGATTAACACAGCTTTAAAAAATGATGAAAATTTAATAAATTTATATAAAAGTGCCAATGGTGATTATGCTACTATGAAAAATATAGTTGATAGCAATCTAATGAGCCAAATCAGCCGTGATGGAAAGACAAGCCTAGAAGCCCTTAATGCTATGATAAAAAGCAATGAAAACATTAATGGCGTTACTCTAAATGACTTTTTAAGCTCACTAGGAGCAAAAGATAGAGCCATAGCAGAAGCTAATATCATCAAAGGTTTAATGGAAAAAAATAGCGTTAATGGCGTAGTGGATTTTAGAGCTTTAAACCAAAGCTTAAATAGTTTAGATTTTGGGAGTGAATTTGCTAAGGAGCTAAGGAGCCAAATCCTAAATAGACAAGCACTATTAAACAACACTAGCGATATTTTAAACGCTTTAGGCAATAAAGTAGTAAAATCAAAAAGTATGAGCCAAGGTATAAGCACCGACCCACTAAAAAGAGCCGAAACGATGAAAGCTAATTTCATCATAGAAAAAATCAAGCCACTAATCCCAAAATTAGGCAATAACGAAGCTTTAAAACTACATTTAAACAGAGCCATACTAAACGCTAATGGCGACTTTAAACTAGCTATTAAAAATATAGATAATATCCCAGATGGCAACTTGCCAACACCAACAAGAAATCTATTAAATGAGTTTAAAGAAGCAGTTAAAGAGATAGAAAAACAAGTAGTAAAAACAGATAATCAACCAAATTTATCAAATCAAGCAAATTTAGCCCAAAATAGTATAAAAGGTGATGGATTTGTAATAAGCGGTAATGGAGTAGAGCCAAAGAGCGATTTAAATGTAAAAATAAGCGTAGATGAGTGGGTTAAAGAGTTAGCTGGTATTAATCCAAATAAGCAAATAATAGCAGATTTAGAGCATTTATATGAAAAGCACAAAGAGCTATTTAGTAAGCCTAGTGAAGTGTTTAAATTAATAAAGGCCGTAAAGGATAACCCAACATTTTTTTACACAAATAATCAACCAAATATCGCTTTAATCGGCAGTATTTTAGAAAATGGCAAATTAGGTAAAATAGGTATTCAAAAGGATTTTAATAGCGATAATTTACAAGTAAGACACGCTACATATTCAAGTAATGCTAAAAAAGAAAATGAGAGATTATTAAAAAGAAATTCTTACCCAGTAGGGTCGCCTACTCCTACACAACTCACTTTCGGTAAAACCGCAGAGCCAACGGCGAATGGTGCCAAAACACTTTTGGGTAAGAAAGAAAAAGCAGTTAGTGGAGACGCCCTACCTCCACACTTAGATGCTGATAATACCAGTCTAACGGGGCGTTATAGCGTTGGCGGAAAACCGCATTTAACTGCTTTTAATGAGAATATTATACCACAAAACGCTAAAAATGAAGTTAAAGAACAAGCAAAAATCACACAAATAAACGAACAAACAGCCAAAGCCAAATCAGAGCCATCACCAACTAAACAAGAAGTAGATAGTTTAAGCGAAGCTACACCAAATTTAACCCGTGATGGAGTGGTAAGCGAGATAGAAGCTAGAAATTTAGTAAAAAATATCTCTTTAAATAAAGATATAGCGATACAATTACAGCCTAAAGCTGATTTATTAAAATTAGTTAAAGATTTCTCAAATGTTATAAAAACGCCAATTTTTGAGAGTAAAATATCAATCGATAAACTTTTAAATCATTTGGCAGATAAGACAGATGCTGATAAAAGATTAGAATATTTAAATCTAATTAAGCCTACTTTAGAAAATCCGTTATTTATCACAAGAGAAAATAATAGATATAGGTTTGTTAAAACATTTATAGATAGTGATAAAATAACTAAATTTTTAAGTGTTATAGAGAATGATAAAGGTGAATTTATAGGAATAACCGCAACACCAATAAAAAATACGGATTTAAAAAATCTTTTAAAGGGTAATATAGTATGGGGTGGGGACACACTCTCTACTTTAAGCACCCCACAAATAGCCAAACAAGAAGTAGAAGCTATAAGTGAAACTATACCAAATCAAAGCATAAAAGAAGCTGAAACAACAGCTAAAGAAACAACACAAGAGCCACAAGCTACCACGGCTAAAGAGCCACAAGAGCCAACCAAAGAAACATTTGATATTCTAAAAATTGATAAAAATATATCAGATGAGCAAGTAGAAACGCTATTAAAAGAGATAGAAGATAAGAATTTAAAAGTAAATTTACCTTTAAGAGATGAAGAGCCACTAGGTAAAGCACTTCAAAAAGATGAATTAGGCTACAACCAAAAAAGCCTTTTAAAACGAGCTTTAAATGAGCAATTCTTAAAAAGACATAAAGGATTTATAGAAAGAGCAGAAAAAACGCAAAGTAAAGCCGAATTTCAAAAGTTTTTAAAAGAGAATAAAGCCGAAGTTGTAGAGTATATAAAAGATATGGTTACAAATACTTTAAGATATATAGACGCTTATGGCCAAGGTTATCACTTCACAAATAAGTCATCACTAAGAAGAGCTAATGATATGATATTAAACTTACAAAATGGCAAAAATTTCTACTTTTATAATAAAGCATCAAATAAGATAACAAACCCAGCCCCAAAATCTGATTATGCGGATAAGTTAGTAGATGGCAACGAAGCTATACAAGGGACTTATAAGCTTAGTGATGAGATAAAACAAGATTTGATTAAATCATTAAAAGAGTTTGTAGGCGCTAGGCAAAATTTAGCCGATAATATCGCCGATATACAATCAAAATGGTCACACAAAATTAAGGAACAAGAGAGATTAGCCCCTAGTATCCTTGAAGGTGGTAAAAAAGCAAACAATGGCTATGATGAAAATCTATTAAAAGCCTTAGAACACGAGCTTTATCTATTTAATCAATTTGAGAGAAAAATTGTTAAAAATCCACAAAAAACAAGCTCAGATTTAGAACTTGCCAAAAATTATTATCGATTTTCCAAGGGCGATACATATACTAAACAAGCCTTAGATGAGATAAACCAAACAAGGCGGTTATTAGAACAAGAGCTAAATATACGCCCTATAAAAGAATTTGGCACTAATTACGCAGAATTCTATCACGATGGCAAAGGCGCAATTAATAAGCTTTTGGTAGAAAAGCAAGGTCAAGTAGCTGGAGCGTTTTATGATGAGCGTTTTGGCGATGTTGGTATTGTTTGGGGCGTAGAAGGAACGGCTAAAAGCGATGGTTGGGGTATAGCTAAAATCGCTAAATACCATCCAGAAGCACTTGACAAAATGGAAGAAATGCTGAAAATGCCTATAATAGCACAAAGTGAAAATAGAATAAAACTAAGCGACGGCAAATATTTTATGTCTATCCGCAAAGATTTTAATGGCGAAAAACAGAACTGGGTTTTAACTGCTTTTGAGAAAGAAGAAAGCAAGAGTGTTAGCGGACGCAGGACGAACTTGTCAGCTACGCAAAGCGCAAGTGAAAAGACTACTTCACAAAACACTCATTTAGAGAAAGACTTAGATATATCCGCTAAGCCTATTACAAAAGGCACGAATTCGCCTTTAAACTCTAAGATAAATTCTACCTCAAAAGAGATGAAAAGTCAAGACCAAAAAGCAGAACAACAAGCCAAACAATATGCCAAATGGCTATCACAAGCTAATAAGATGGCACCACAAGCACCAGATGAGCTATATAAGGCTTATGATAAGGCCAAAAAAGATTTAAAACCAAAAAAATAAGGAGCAAAAATGGCAAATTTAGATTTAGATACAAGTAAGTTAGTGAATGATTATAAGCAGATAGAAGCGACTATTATCAGTGAGAATTCCATATTTGATAAGACGATTAAGTATCTAGAGAGTAGCTTTAATGATAAGAGCTTAGCCCCAAAAGATAAGATAACTATCCAATCCAACCTAATGAGCTCAATGGCGGTGAATTTAACCGCTAAAGCACTTGAAATAGCTCTGAATTTACAGCAGACTAAGAGCCAAGTGGAGCTATCTAAGGCTGAAATTGAGTTTAACAAAGCAAGAACGGCTCTTGTAACAGCACAAACAGCTACCGAAGCACAAAAGAAAAATGCCATTATAAGAGAGATAGCAAGTTATGATGACCAACAAAGAATTAAAGAAGCAGAGATAATCACAAATGCGGTATTTGGATACGCTAGTGGTGGCGTAGCAGTGCCTGGTGAGCTATCAAGCAAAATGATAGATTTAATAGATAAAATTACGCCAAATAGTTAATGAATACAAAAACATATCTAAGCGGATGGAGACCTGCTGGAAAGGCTTATGTAGAGCAGATTAAAGACCTTATCTTAGCTAGAAATAAGGGATTTAATAAGATGGTAGAGCTTTTACATAAACAACTTATCAGAAAAGGTAGGATAAGAACAAAAAGCAATAACTTCTATCATTCTACCCTAAGAGCTATGGTCTATTATATACGCTCTTATAATATAAAATCTAGCTCTACAATGCCATATGATTATAACGACCATAATAGATTAGGGCTTAATCAATTTTTCGTAGGCCAAAGCCCATATAACTACTATAATGGAGACCCTGGCGATGGTATATATCACGATAAAGTAGAAATATTATGTATGCCAAGGGCTGTTAGCTCTGGCGTAAAAGATGCAGATGAGCAAGCACCTTCTTTGATACTAACAGAGACGACTGGAGTAGAGGTAAGAAAAAGTGAAAGTGCCCCTGATGAACCAAATTTAACCCCACTATATTATCTAGATTATCAACGATACTTTTTACACGATAATAGCTATGTGCTATTATTCAATCATCCAAAAGGGTTTGTAGATGGTAAAAGATATAGCTTAATTTATAAGGTTAGTAAAACGGCTGAGTATCGTTATTATGGCTATAGCAATAAAGAAGCAACAATGATATATCATTATACATTTCACACTAATAGATACGAACAAACCACGCAAAACGGCAAACAAATAAATAAGCATTTAGGCAACGGCTCATTTAGCTATTCTACGCACTCGATTAGCACAGAAACAATAACTGGCGGTGATGGAGATAAAGAACATACTATTATAGTTGTGAATGCTAACAACACACCGATAAACTATATAATGGATAATCTTAAAATGGTAGAGATATTAGATTATCAAATATTTAATTATGGAGTTTTTCCAACAGACATAGATGACAATGGAAAGAGAACTTACCACGACTGGAGTGAAATGCTAGTGGAGCCACCACACAATAACTACGATGATTTAAAATTAACAATACAAACTAACCATAAGAAATATACACTCTATCCTGTTGGCTCATATGGTGGTAAGGCTATTTTAAATGATGGGAGAATTTTAGAAGGTTTAGCAAATATAGATAGAAGTAATCATATAAGTAATATTGACATAAGAGCTTTCTTGACTGAGACTTTTTACGCTGATAATGATATGCCTACTCGTGGAGCGATGAAGTGGTATATAGAGTGGAGCAACCACTACGCTTTATTTATCAAAGAAGACAAGGGCGTCCCTGGATGGGTAGGGTTTGCTGTTGCGGTGTTTGCTTTTATAGTTACTTGGTATACTGGTGTCCCTGCTGCTCAATGGGCGGTGAATGCATTTACTTGGGCTGGAGCAATTTATGTAGCTTGGGCTGGGGCTATATTTAGCGGTGTGGGGCTGTTTCTTAGTATTATGAGTGGGCTAGGACTTATGGGTGCCCATATGGCTAAGGTAGGTAAGATATTTAGTCTAGTTGGTGGTGTGATAAATATATCTACAATGATTAGTAGTGCTTGGGCGAAAGTCCCTACTACCGCTGCTGCTAATGCGTCGGCTCTATCGGCTAAATCAATTGCTAGTAGTGGTGGTTTAAGCCAAACTAGTGCTTTATATGCCAATACTGGCTTTTCTAATGCGTCGGCTCTTGGGTCAAATCTAACTACTTCAAGTAGTGTTATGTTTAATTCTAACTCTAGCATTATGTTTAGCTCTGGGACTTTGAGTAATAGTGCCGTTACTTCTAGCTTTGGATTGAACGCTGGTATTAGTTCTGGACTTTATGCTAGCGGTAATACTATGATATCGCCACTAACAGCTATTGCCATATCTCAACCTGTGGGGCTAACAACTACACAAATAATAAATCAATCTCTAGACCTTTTAAGCAGTGCTTATAAAACATATTCAGACGCTAGAGATATGTTTAGAAAGCCAAATGAATTTAGCGATGATGAAGTGCCAACAAACGATGATAAGCCACAAATCAACTATCTACCTATGAATAGTGAGTATATAATTCGTAGGCATTATAATATCAGCGATGATTATGATTTAGGATTACAAAGTGGCACACTGCTTTATTTGCCAAGTGTGAGAGAAAAATTAAATCAAAATGATTGTGCCGTAAATGTGCCGTGAAATATCTTATAAAATGTATATTAAACGCTAAATATTTTTTATACATTATTATAAAATATTGTTTTTTAGGATAAAAACGCCATTTAATAATATTTTTTAATATGGCTTATGTTAATTTACTATTATTTATTTTATATAATCAAAATCTAAACAATTAGCTACTTTGAAACCAAAAGTATAAAATAGAAAAAATTGTAAATTTACTTTGTAATTATACAGTTTTTTACACTATGCTTGCCTTTATATAATCTTTTATCTGCTTGTTCTGTAAGTTTATTTGGATCTGTTCCACTATCAGATATACCAAAAGTTACAGTAAAATGAATTGATTGATCGCTTGAAACTTTTACTGGAGTTTGATTGATAATAAATCTTATATTTTGAATTTGATTTATAAAGTTTGTACGGCTAGTATTAGTAGCTACTATTACAAACTCCTCTCCACCCCAACGGCAAACAATATCGGATTTATTTGTATTTTCAGTAAATATTTTTGCTAGAGTTTTTAATACTTCATCGCCGATATTATGACCAAATTTATCATTTATACTCTTAAAATTATCTATATCGCACATAGCCATTGTAATTTTTTTATTGGATTTTTTGGCTAGTATGGTATTTAGTGCGCGTTTGTTTATAAGCCCAGTTAGGTGATCAGTCTGCGAAGCAGTTTTTAATTCATGTTTATGTTTATGAAGATCTTTGATATTTATCTGATTTACAATGCTATAAATCTTAAATATTATAACAAATAAAAATAACAAAAATCCAAGATTGCTCAGATAAAATATCTGTGCAAAATCTCCGGCTGATTTAGGAAAATAAACATTAGAAATTAGATAAACAAAGACAAAAATAATAAAATCAAATCCAGCCAAAAGATAGGTGATAATGCGTTTTTTAAATATATTTAGATATGTAGTTGATGCTATGGCTATAATGATAAGATAAAATCCATAATCCCATCCAAGAATGATAGTTGCAAGAACTGCTGAGATTACAATATGTAAATGCGATAGCAAAAATGCTCTATCATAATTATTCTCATCTATTGATTTAATTGAAATTGCATAGATAAATAGACCTAAAAACGATATAATAGACAAAATCTTTATATTAATAAGATAAAATAATACAGAGTATAAAAGTGTAACAAACAAAAATAGGGTTAAGATAAATTTAAAATTAAATGATAGATTATCTTTGATTAGGTTCAT